ATGTACCCCAATTTTACGGTCACTGAGTTATGCCATCTTTTTGAAGTAAGCAGCAGTAGTTTTTATTATGAAACGAAAATACCGACAGTTGAAAATGAAAGACTGTGTGGCGAAATCAAACGTATTTTTTATACATCGGGTCAAATTTATGGCAAAAGACGTATTCAAGCCGAGTTAAAGGGTTTAGGGCACCAAATTGGCACTTATAAAATATCGAACATCATGAAATTAAATCAATTAGTTGCAATTAGACCAACGAAAAAGCACTACTATCACTCATCGGGTAACGAACATCGATATGCCCCTAATTTGCTTAAACGACAATTTTCCCCTGAACAGCATAATCACTATTATGTCGGGGATATCACGTATATTAGACATCACTATGGGTGGAGCTATTTAGCCTGTGTGTTGGATTTAGCCACCAAAGAAATTATTGGTTATGCCTTATCAACAAAACCGGATTCGAAATTAGTGAAAGAAGCCTTAGATAACGCAATTGAACGGCAATTACCGGATACGACAAGTTTGATGTTCCATTCAGATCAAGGTTGCCAATATTCATCGGAGGAGTTTAGGGCGCACCTCTTTGAACGGAAAATAACTCAAAGCATGAGTCCGCGAGGTAATTGCCTCGATAATGCCGTGATGGAAAGATTTTTTAGGAGTTTAAAGACAGAAAGACTTAACCGTTTATCGTTTATGAATCATCAATCTGTTGTCTGTGAAGTTGAAAATTATATTCAGTTTTACAATTATTATCGACGCCATTCAACGATTGGTTATTTAACGCCACATCAAAAATATCATGAACTAAAAAATGCCGCTTAGATCTTCTACAGAATTTGTTGACCATTACATCTTGCAATGGCGCAATCATTTTGGTTGCCTGCTCAAGTAGATAATTTTTTTTATGAGTAGTTTTCCCCCTGAGTTCATCAGCCGTGTAGATGCGTGGGACGACTTGAGCATCGACAAAACACCATTTTCGGTTAGGGGCTGCCTCTTTAGGCCATTCGGATACTTCTGCTACACTGCACCCTTCGGGACAGAAACCGCTGATATCATAGCCCATTGAACGTATCACTCCGTCGGCATCATACTCGACTTTCATCGTATCTAGCTGAAAGTTTTTCTGGCACTCATACCAGTCCTGACCGTCTTCTGATATAAGAAAAATGACACCCATAGCGCTTTCTAGCGCTTTTTTGTCAGAGGATTCAGGGTGATAACGTTGAAAATTTTTAAGGTTTTGCATTACATACACCACACATTCATCCAGTTACCATTGATATTTTTTTGCAAAGGACGCCGCTGAATGAGGTCAACATATTCATCAGAGTTCCAGTTATACGCGCCGGTAATCACATGAGGCGGTTCATCACGATAACCAGGCCCACGCCATACCTGGACTTCTTGCATATGTCCCAATCGAATATCGCGCACAAAGGTATTATTTAGCCATCCGCTGAGATGGCCGCCCCAGACCGATCCGTGAATATTGCCATCTTCTTGATAGGTAGCGCCTGCGGCATGGAGTGCCTGCGGGGAATAAAAATGCCCGTTTTTATTGAATACCCAATCTCCACTACCGTCATTGCCGTTATTTAGCCGGACGCCATCACCTCCCTTGTCTTTGTAGAGCCACATGCGAACGCTACCATCCTGATTATGAAAACCCAGATGCTTGCGGTTATCCCCCTTCAATAAGAATTGGCCACCCTGTGAAATAATGTCGCCATTGACCGTGCCACCAGTCCGTTTATCCAGTGCATTTTTTGCACAATCTACCGTTTCCGTTAAACCAAGGTTTTATAACATCGAGAATTTAGCTAAAATTTTGACCAAACCAAGCAATTAAAAGGCTTATAGAGAGTGAGAAAAGGTTAAGAATGGCAAAAATAGGCTATATGAGGGTGTCAAAAAATGACCAAAATACCGATTTACAGCGAAAATCGCTCGTTTGTGCAAATTGCGAGCAGATTTTTGAGGATAAAATCAGTGGAAAAACAGACCAGAGACCTGGGTTAAAACGTGCATTAAAGTGCCTGAAATCGGGCGATACCTTGGTAGTCTGGAAGCTGGACAGGCTGGGTCGTAGCATTAAACATTTGATTACTTTAATATCCAAACTTGAAGATGAAGGTATTCATTTTCATAGTTTGACGGATGCCATTGACACTTCTACGTCCGCAGGTCGTTTTTTCTTTCATGTGATGAGTGCGTTGGCACAGATGGAGCGTGAACTGATTGTTGAGCGTACTAAAGCAGGTTTAGCCGCAGCAAGAAGCAGAGGACGTATCGGGGGTAGACCTTGCTCATTATCTTCCGCGCAGCAAGAGCAGGCTAAAAAATTACTTGAGTTAGGCCATAGTAGAACACAGCTGGCATTACTGTATGGCGTCTCATTAGCTAGCATCTACAAATATTGTCCAGTTAACCAGAATGCTCGAACAGGCCAAAATGACTCTGATGAAAAATAACAGTGTAATTTCGTTGCACTGATGGAAACAAAAGTAACCCACCATTTATCGCACGTTTTGGCTTCAAATATCGCGCGGCGCATCACCAAGCAAAGAGCCAACTCGCGCGAGTTGGGAAACGCAATCATTACGTACCGCGACTGCAGGATGTTTTTTTAATCCACCGCTGCCCCCCATTTCGGTAATGCCACCACTGTCAATATCCCGTAATGCATGTTCGGCGATAACCTTTTCCGCTCGCAACATCAATTCAAAGGCATTGCAATAAGCAATTAGCAAAGGCGCATCTTCCAGTTCAAAGGTACCACGCTGAATTAAAATATGGCTCTGGGTTTTCCACAACTTAACAGCATTTTCACCTATTAACGCCTCAGGTGGTGCAATACGAGTCAAGTTACTCTGTTTTTTCGCCGGTAAATTTCGCTTCCGGCCGCCTCCTGATGACCGAATACCGGTTGCCATACTCCCTCCTGAATTGTTAAAAACTATCGAAAAAATATTCCTTATTTCGCTTGCGTAAAAATAAACTTAAAGCGGCAGTCCTGGAAAGCGAGAGGGGTAGAGATTTTACCCGCCCCTCCCCCTGCTTTATTGGCTTCTTTCCGTGGCAGTTTTCTTGTGGTGACACGGTCAGCACAGACTTTGCAAGTTACTTTCTGCATCACTGCCGCCGTGGGCTTTTGCTATGATATGGTCAACAGTTTTAGCTGTAGTAGCCAGACTGTTTTTTAAGCAAGCTTGGCAGAGATATTTATCACGCTTTAATATCTGCATACGCAACTTATCCCACCTGGTGCCATAACCGCGTTGATGACGATTTTTTCCTTGCTGATGGTTTTCCCATCCTTGACTTCGATGTGCTTCACAATAGCCACTGCGATCAGTGGTTGTCTTGGCGCAGCCGCGTTTGCGGCATGCGCGGGGGATGCGGGGCGGCATGGAGTTTACCTTTAATTAACATTGGAAGATATTCAAAAAATATAATTACAAACAATTGCAAATCTATGATTGTGATCGATCTTTTCGCAAATGAAACATTGTTACTATTACTTTAGTTATTTAACTTTATATAAGGTATATAAATATGGAATTTTCTGCGGCAGAAAAACTTCAAATATCAATGCTATGTGAAATTTTTAGAGCTCTAGAAATAAACAATAGTTATGATCCTGATTTAATCCAGCTTGCAATCTCAACAAATAATTATTGGGCTATCGGCGAACAATATCAATTAAGAGAACTAAGTAACTTACCCACCCCAAATAAACCTGAATTGGTTCACGAAATTCTTACTATGTACCGAACATTATCAAGTACATATAATCAAATGAATGAACAAGATAAAGACGATATTAAAAAAGCTTTGTCAAATAATAACCCCGAAAAATTACTGAATTTTCCTGGTTTTGATTTTAACCACGAAACTGAATATGCAACAATAGCAGAATTATTAAAAAAAATGGGATGTTATGCTGAAATGAATATAACTAATAATTCTCATATGCCTTCTATAGAAATCTATCAGAGAATGTTAAAAGTATTTTCAACTGTGTTAAAAGACTCTAATTACGACTATCAGATTTCAAAGCAATCCTTTATTAAAATACTTCAAGCAAAAATACATCCTAATAAGAGATAATTAATTTTCATTTAAATAAAAATTCAATGGCCCCAAGTTAGGGGCTTTTTATTTATAAACCTCACTCACTCTCTCCCTTAACCCCAAATACTGCGCCTCTAAGGTTTCAAGTTGGCGTCTGAGACGGAGATAATTTCGCCGAGCGTCAGGCGCCAGTTGGGTGGGTCTTGCATCATCCACGCTGGTGGTGGTGGCGGTAATATTGTCGGACTTTGCACACACCGCTTTGACATACAACCGCTTAGTGCCATTATGCAGATCGTCAGTAAGCTTACTGATTTCAGCTTTCGCATGATTAAGTTCCTGTGTTCGTTTAGTGTCCAGTTGATGTAGTAATTTCACCTCTTTTAAATAGCTGTTTTTAAGCTCTGTCTGCTTATCGAGTTCATCCACCAGCTGGTTATATTGATATTTAAGTTGGGCATAGTAGTTATATAAAATCACAAGCGATATTGAAGCCAATATAGTGATAAAAAATGGCAAACTATTTAATTTCATATATTGCCTGCACATATCGCTGATTCAATTTCACGACGCGTCATCAGACCCTGCCACTTTTCCTTACCAACATAAACCCACTGCTTCATCGCTTCACATGCACCATCCAGATCGTTCGCATTAAGTTTTTTGAGTAATGTAGAACGCTGGAAATTGCCAATGCCAACGTTATAAACAAAAGAGTAAATAGCGGCCTGTGTCAGCGTATTGACTTTGACCTGGATTAATGGGTCGACCTGTTTTTTAACCGTCTGCAAATCACTATTAAGCCACTGTTCACACTCTGCTTTGCTATAAATGCTGTTGGGTTTAATATCCTTTCCCGTATGGCCGAAACACACCGAAAGTACACCGCCGCCATCAAAATAAGGCGCTAACTTTAGTCCTTCAAAATGCATTATCATGGTCGAAGCAAGTAACATCACTCCACCCGCCGCTACTACAATCTTTTTAGGTATCTTCACCATAATGATATTCCTTCAATTTATATTCCTTACGCTTGTAGTACCAATTAACTAAAAAAGTGCCTATCGTGCAGACAATACCGACAATAGCCACCCACTGCTCTAAAGTGAAAATACTTAAAATGGTGATCAGGATGCCCCATAGATAGGCTATAGGACTTGAATATTTTTCAGGCATGCGCATATCCACTCCCTACAGAGTGTATCCATGAGTTTAGTGTGATAAGTTAAAAGTTATGCGTTAAGCTAATCGCTTTACACACCGAGTTACCTTAACGCATTAGTTTTCAAAACTGGAATGACGACATCAATATAAACAAAATGAATAGAAAAATAAGAGATGAAAAACAATGATGAAATTACAAAGCTAAAAACCATACTCCCAAAGAGTAAGGTTTTTTATTCTTGATTTCTTGTTACTAATTTTATTAGCTATTTAGGACAACAACATTTGTTGCTGTATTGCCTTTCATGCCCTGAAAAGGTGTATAACTAACTTCCTGTCCTTCATAAAGAACTTGATAATGAGTGTTTTTGATTTCAGAATAGTGTACAAAAACTTCTTTACTACCATCATTTGGAGTAATAAAACCAAATCCTCTATTACCATCAAACCATTTAACCAATCCGTGAATAATATTTGACATTATGAATCCTTATAATTGTTTATTTTTTGTTTCAATAAATGTAGATTTGAATACTTATTGTAGTTAAATTAAAAGGAATCCATAGAATAGAGATGTATCGATAATATCATTACTCTCTGAATTTATTTAAATTTTTATAACAAGAGATAATTCCAAACCAGGAGTACATTAAGACATACTTTTTAATGTTAAACAACATTTATTTAATTAAACGTTTAGTATTGGCTATATATAAGGCTAAAATCATCACTAAAATTGATACTGAATAAACCAACACACTTATTGGTTCTTTATGTTCGACGATAATTAATCTAATGATTGCGGTGATACCTATATAAATAAAGTATTGTAGCGGGAAATGGTAAACTGATTGAAAGTATTTGATTATTAAAGCAATAAATTCAAAATAAAGAAAATAAGTAATTATCCCTTCAAGTAAAAGATAAGATGGCATAGTTTCTGAATTTTTGAATAGCAATGCTGATAAGACGATAGTTTCTTTGATTAGGAAAATAATTAATATGATTGCGATTATTAACAAACTACAGCTAATTATCCATTGCAATAACCGTGCTATCAATTTTGATTGAGATAAGCCAGACAAATAAACCTCCACACAATTTTAGCTTTCATGTCGGCTTATTTCTCAACTAAAAACAAGTCTTGCTAAAGTAGAATTCAATATTTATCCCTAAATATAGCGACATGAGATAACATTTTAATACTAAGCATATTAATTTATTTCCCTTTTAATATTTCCGTAATTTTCAATCCTAAACTTTACTATCATAAGAAAACTAAAGACAAACTACTTTCAATATTATTAATATCTATAAATTAATAAAATTATTTAGTATAAAAATTAATTTGCACATAAAATAAACCAATATACTAAATTTCTTTTAAATATCTCCTATTTTGTTCATTTTTGCAAGCTAAATCAAAACCCTTATTTTTTACTCTTGTTTTACTTGTTTCTAAGCGAACTTCTATTTAATCCTCAAGTAAAGAAGAAAAATGATGAAAAACACTAAAAATTAAAAACCCCACTCTAAACAAGTGAGGCTAAGCATTATCTATCCAGATTTTTCAATAAGATGACTCATTTATTCCGAAAGTTTTTTAATCAACTCATCCTTGTGAATAATTACATAACCAGATCGGTGGCCAATTTCAAATAGTGTTTCGAGAGAAGAAACATACTCATTGTCATGAACGACTCTTGCGCTATCTACTTTACCATTAGGAAGTAAAGTCAGCAGGATCTTATTAGTTGTTCCAGTTACGGTAATAGCACTGTTAAGTTCTGCTTCCATTCTATCAAATTCGGCAATGTAGGCTTCTTTAAACTGAGCGGCCTTTTTTCCTGTAAATCCCATTACTAAGAAAATGAAGCCGTTTTTTGTCATTTCATATGCATCATAAGTGTTTCCTTTATGTTCGAATTGAACCCGCCAAAAGTTGCGGGTTAAAAATTGTTCAGAACAATCAAGGTTAGATATTTTTAGAACAACTTTTTGATGTTCTTTACCAAAGTAATCGGCAACGTCTTTAGAAATTGTTATAGCCTTGTTATTGTTGATAGTAACTTTAGGAGTGATGGTAGATAATTGAAGTGTCATGATGACCTCCGATGGTTACTTAAATTTACTCACCATCAGGAGTTCTCACACTCTCTGGTGGTGAACTGAATGGGGGTGAGAATACCGGAGTAACCGCCGGCCAACCTTTCGGTTGCCCCATCCACCCCACCATTGAATATGGCTAGATTACGACAATAAAAAACACGCTCGCGGCGTGTGTCATGTCGCGGTTACTAACTCGGGTTCTCACGCCCGATATCTGATTTATCAGATGCAGGTAAACTATAGCGCATGTATTTGCTTTCTCGTCAATGCAAAAAGAAATGAGTTTGTTAAATTAGAGACAGAACAAGATTAAAGTAATTAAACTAGGGTGGTCGGGTACTTCAACACCGTATAGGACGGCCAACAGCTTTTCCCAAAAGGTATTGTATATACTGTTCGCTACCCGACCATAACAAATTTCGGACATAAAAAAGCCGCTTGATTCAGTCGCGGTAACTGCCTATGGTGTGTTGAGCTCTTGATATAAAATATAACTTATGACCTCATTCCGGTCTAGCTTTACCATCACATCCTTTAATAAAAAAACTTCACTAAATAACTTCTATAAAACTCTGGAACAATATCAATTCACCCCAAAAACCTGCCGTAGTAACGACCACTCCAGTACTACTTCCCTATCTCAGCCTAAATAATCTAGGACAATAGTAAGATAATAAATTTCACAAAAAGGGCAACTTTTAAGATTGATAAAAATAATAAATATTTATTATTAACTTTATAAAACATCAACTATTCTAAAATTTTGTGGGTTTTTATAGGATAATCAAGTGAAAAATTTATCAGCAGTAATATTTATGCTTCTATTCTCAAGTAATGTTATGAGTATCTGTCCTAAGGGATTTACATATGATCTAAGTAAGAGAATTTGTATTAATAATAACGATCAATCTATAACAGCCAAAGAACTCTGTTATGATAATAAAACAAGGAGTTTTATTCCATGTAATCAAATAACTTATACTCCTCAACTCGGCAGGGGTAAATAAGATTGTATCTTTATATAATATTACCATCACCCAACCTTCAAAATTGCTATTCCTTTCTCAGGGTAGCCTATTAACTGTTTCTCACTATCTATTACAATTTTTACCAATTAAAAAACCCCACTCTAAACAAGTGAGGCTAGGTATTATCTATCTGGATTTTTCAATGATATGACTCATTTATTCCGAAAGTTTTTTAATCAACTCATCCTTGTGAATAATTACATAACCAGATCGGCGGCCAATTTCAAATAGTGTTTCGAGAGAAGAAACATACTCATTGTCATGTACGACTCGTGCACTATCCACTTTACCATTAGGAAGTAGGGTCAGCAGTATTTTGCTAGTTGTGCCTGTTACAGTAATAGAATTATGTAACTGAGCTTCTATACGGTTGAACTCAGAAATATAGGCTTCTTTAAACTGAGCTGCTTTCTTACCTGTAAATCCCATAACCAAGAACACAAACCCGTCTTTGGTCATTTTATACTCTTCGTATACATTCCCATTATGTTCAAATGGAACCCTCGAAAAGTTGATGGTTAAGAATTGTTCTGAACATTCGAGATTTTTTATTTTTTCAATTACATGAAAATGTTGTTTGCCAAAATAATTAGCTACTTGACGAGAGGTAGTTATAACTTTTCCATCGTGAATAAATACACTAGGAATAGTAGACATTTGAGTATTCATATTTTATATCCTGTTTGATATTTTGAATTAACCCTATTTTAAAGTAGGGTGGCCAGGCGCTCAAAACCGCAAACAGACGGCGGGCATATTTCCCTTGCGGGTATTTTATTAGCCTCACGCCCGACCATATCAAAATTTTATGGATATAAAAAAACCACAAGTCTGTCGGGTGTGGAGACCGCTGTTTGAAGTGTTTTGAGCACCTGATATAAAATATAACTTATGACGTTATTCTCGTCTAGCTTTATCATCACAACCTTTAATAACAAAAAACCTCACTAAAGAGGTTCTATACAATTCTAGCAACATATCAATTTAGCCTTAAATATCACTCATTTTGTTGACTTTTGCAAGATGTAGAAATGACTTTTTGTTATTTTTTCATATCATTACACACTTTCAGCTATCTGACATAAGGCTTCTCTATCCAATGCCTTACAGATTGAAATCAATCTTAACCAAAAATGGTGATAATTCTTTTTCCAGTTGTCCCGCTTCATCCCCATTAACTTGGCAAGATCCGATTGACTATACCCCTGATTAGCTAAACCAGAAAAGCTATCTGCGCATTGTTGCACGCATAACCAAACCAATATTTTTAATCTTTCTTTGACCTTTTTAGTGATTTTTATATCTGCAGTCTGATAGGTAAATTTTCGCCATAGGTATGAGCATATATTCACTTGATGTTGAAAATTCATCTCATGACAATAGCAATACAGTATCCATGAGCGTTGATGATCTGCTAACTGTCTGATCACTCTTCTCTCGTGGCAGTAAAAATAAGCAGGGTACTCGATAAGCGGGATTTCTCTGCCTGAACGACGGGTTTCAGTGACTTTTACCGGATCAGTTATTCGACAAACGGAATGACCCGCTAATTTTATTTCCCGCTTTTTCACTCTTGGATACCTTTTTGTTTCCATTGCACTCTTACACGTGAGTGCCTCAAGTTGTCCAGTGTTTACTGTCCAGTCCCTAAAAGCATATTTGGCCACGCTTCGAAAATACCCTAAGTCATGCTCTGTCATAAACTGTTCCTTAACTCAATGCCCCAAGCCCCAATGATTCATCAAGAAAACCAAATAGCAGCGCTAACTGACTACCATACTTTACTTCCCATGCTTTAGGATCATGATGCAATTCACTGTGATGTCCCCTACATAGTGGAATACTAAATAAATCATGTGCTTTTACGCCTATACCCCCGTAGCCATAACCGATAAGATGATGGGCATCATCCGCTGGCTTCTGGCAGAGACAACACGGACGCGACTTAACCCACTGCAGATATTTTTGATTTCCCCAACGTTTCAGTTTCTGGATTTTCATTAAACTTGCTGGTGGGTTAGCATCAATGACTAGATTTAAAACTGCCTGCTCTGCTATTCTGCCTGCTTTTGCATCGCTTAATTCATCCGGTGCGGACATTACTATCATCCGGCCACTGAAATGGTGTAGCTGATTGATACCTGGCTTAAAGGCGACAATGCCCAATTCAGGAACAGGTATTGCTGTGAGTAAATGACACATCAAAAAAGCTCCGCTTTATTTCAATATAAATTCTTTACTTAAAATTCCATCTATCCACTTATCCATATTAGAGAGTGCATTTGCTTTTTTTCGTTGACGTTTTTTAGTGTTCTTTTCTACATGGTTAAGCAAATAAGGCGTGATAATAGCCAGTGCACTACCACCTGCAATCTTTGCGCCCCATTCCACGGTTAATCTTTTAACCTGTGCATCATCTTGCCAGATACCTGCGTAAGTTAAGCTGTCCTGTTTGGCCTTAACAAAGTTATCCAGATCACGGCGGTGATCTGTTGGCGGAAATAAGGTTAATGAAAGACTAACTGCAGTCGTCAATGTTTTGGGTTTTCGGTTATTGTTTTGTTCCAGTACGCTCGCAATTACTGCGCAGCGATATTGCCGTCCTTTAGCACTGATTAAATGACGTCCTTTATTTAACCCGCTGGAAGGATGACGCCAGTAGGTATTAACACTGGGCGGAAAAGGTAAAACAAGACTTAACGATCCTGTTGCTATCATATCTTCCTCACTAACCCGTCAGGAATATCAATCTCATTCCCCTGAATAATAGAAACAATTAAACGACAGGCCGCTTCTAAATGAGTTGCGCCTTTGCCGATCCCTTTATCAAACAAACCTGAAGCGGCACAGAAAGAACCCGCTTTTGTCTTTCTGAATTTAATTTGATATCGCTTAATAAATTCATCGCATTGTTCACCATTTTTTGAGGGGTTAAAGGCAACAAAAAAATGGTTTTTATCCACATTGATATAAATCGGTGAAGTTTTACGGTCAAAATAGGCAATTTCATAACCCAGCGATTTGGCTACCGCATAATCAAGATGACGTCCTGACAATTCACGTGTTTTTACTATCATGCCGCCCTCCCGTTGCGCTCTGCTAACCACTACACTCCCACTAACGTCAGGTCGATGTTTTCACACCAGGGCCATTCGTTTTCTTTCACCCCCTGCAGGGTCGGTTGTTTTAGCTCGACGCTGTAAACCCCGTTGACCGAGAGGGTGGCCTGTATCTGGCTGGGAACGATATCACGCCCCAGTTGTGCGGCCTGCTTGTCGATATAACGCTGGGCGGACTGCTTCACTGCGACCATGACCTCGGCGCTATCGTAGCCAGCATAAACACGGATAGCCGCTTCAATCCGGTAAGTTACCTTAACCGGCGAAGCCACCTTGACGGTATCGGTCAGCGGGCGCACCTTTTCGTCAGAACAGGCCCCATTAACCAGCGCCAGCAAGGTGTCGGACGGCAGGCCGGTTTTAATCAGCGGATAAAGCGCCACCGTACCCGGTACCGGGCGCATCACCGCCACATCGCGGATATCCTGATGGGCACTCATGGCATGAAAACGGTACGCCTCGCGCGACCCGGCGTTGCTAAATGACGCGGGGGCCAGCCGGATACGCTCGCGCAGATGCGCATCTTCTTCCGGGTCAGCGCCACCGGTACTGGGTTCAGTATTCGTCACGCTCAGGTCTGCATCGTTGATGCCGTCGAGCAAGGTGCTGATTTGCGCCGGTTGCCAGCCGTTGCCAAGTGTGCCGCGCTCGGTACAGGTGGCATTCACGCTGACGGTAGTGTCGCTCAGGGTCACCGCCTCATCGGTGGCAAAAACAATACTGTCGCGGGCGCTAACGCGCGTGCCCGCCGGAATGACCAGCGGCGTGTCGGGGGATTCTTCGAGCTGAAAACGCAGTCGGGTACGCGCTGCCGCAGCCGACAGGCGGTATACACCGACCAGTTCGCCCAGATAGTCCAGCATCGGGGCGCGGGCAAAGGCCACCAGATTCTGCTCGGCGGTATCCTGGATAGCCAGGCGTACCAGCGCCTCACGGTAAGCCATCAGGTTAATCAGCAGTCGTTCATCCTGCGCCGGATAGAGCGTTTTGCCGCTGACTTTTTCATACCAGGCTATCATTTCAGCGGTCAGCGCCGCCGCATCGGTGTTGATAAATACCGGCTTCTTGTCCGTTAACGCCATGCGACCTCCGTCATCTGCGGTGTGCCGTCCGTTATCGGTTGCCAGCGTACCCGTAACCAGAGATGTTCGGCATCGACCCGCGGTTTCACCTCAAGGAGTTGTATTCGTGGCTCCCAGCGCCGCAGTGCGTCGACCGTCTCTCTGACGACATGGGGAATGGCCTGCTCGGTAGGCATATCCAGATAGCGGTACAGGTTGCTGCCAAAATCGGGCCGATGCAGGTCTGTACCACAGGGCGTACACAGAATGATACGCATGGACTGCGCAATATCGGCCAGCCCGGAAACACGTTCGCCGGGACGGTTCAGCGCGGGCTGCCAGTAAACGGACGTTGCATAATCATTTTTCATACGGGCAGCATGACACAGGCGGGCAACAGGGGGTATTAAAGTGCGTTAAAGCCTGTAAGCGCTTATATCGGCTTGCCGGTCGACCTGCCTTCATGACCGTGACTGTGCTGATGGTTTTTCAGCGACACGTTCCCGGCCTGGATATCCCCGCTGGCCTTGATATCGCCGTTAATGGTGGCTGCCGCACCCTTGCCACCCGAGCCGCTCATACCGCCCAGGTAAGTGAGTTGCTTCTGCACCGTCAGGTTACCGGTCGTAAGGGTATCAGGTGA